TTAAACGATACATGTTATGCTTGGGTTATTATGGTAGACCCTTATTGTTGTAATACAAGTTGGGATGACAAATGTCAACAATTGTATTGGAGCTGTAGTGGAGATAGCGAACTTGATACTAGAGATTTACTCAGAGGACATAACATAGTTATGTACCCTAATCCTATGGATGATGTATTGAACATATTAACAAATGGTTCTGTAGGAATAGAGGTTTATGACATGACAGGTAAGCTTGTAATAAAGGTGAAAGAAAAATACACATCAGAGGGACTAAATCAATTAGATGTAAGTTTACTTCCTTCAGGTGTATATAATTTTAATGTAACATATAAAGGAAATACTAGCAGCGCAAAAGTATTAAAGAGATGAGAAGATTACTAAAAAGAATTACACCTGCTATAGCTTACATGTTCTTTTGGATAGGAATGGCTATGATGTATGTGATATTGTTTGCAATTATGTCTACTAGTTGTAATGCACAAGGATTACATAAAATATTTAAATACTCTACTGTGTATGCAGCAGTTAATGGTGGTACATCACTTGGAGATAATCAAATATGGTCTGTAACATCAGGAACGCTTGAAGAGGATGTAATAGAAACTCCTTTTGATTACACATTTTCTGTAGGTATTAGAAAAATAAAACGATTTGGATATGAGAACAGAGCCAACACTTTTTATAATGGTACGGAAAATTCTTATTCTGATGCCGCAACCATTGGTAGAGTTGATGGCTTTGAATATCTTTTTGAAGCTGATTTTGTAAGAAGATTAGGTATAAACTATACTAACCAACATCACTTTGTAAGATACGTTGCTGATAACTGGGTTGCTAAAGTAGAATACTTGGAAGATGGGTTTGCTGATATAAAATACTTTGAAGCGTCTGAAAGATTTAGATTAAAGGTAAGGGAAGGCAAGCTTTCGCTTAACGGGGGTTTAGTTCAAAGACTTGCCGAACCTTACGGATTTGATCCTCTTGCTGACTGGGTACTTGATAATGGTACACTTCATTATACGTACCTTGCACTTCAAGAAGGATACAACATTACCCTAGGGGGAGAATATTTTTCACCTGACGGAGAGCTTGTTGCAAACAGTCAAGAGGTATGGGAAGAGGTTGTTATACCACAAGTTATAAATAATTATGTAGAAAAACAAAGAAACTCTATATCTAATATTGTAGAGTATTCTTTTGTATTGGGATTAGACTACTATCACTTTACGAAAGATTTTTGGTTTCATACTTGGGGAAACATTATGCCATATCACTTAGACACAGATAATGCGTACTCTTATCACAAGTTTAATAATGGTCAGTGGATAGATTACTCTCTTGGTTTGATATATGGTTATAGATTTAATAAAAGTTTAGGTATATTTGTAGAAGGTAGATACAATAAGTATTGGAACAGACAGTGGCACAACTTTAGTGTTGGTCTTAATTATGTAATATTTTAATCATGGCAAAAGAATTAAGCGAAGAAACATCATTTAACATAAGTCTAAAAACTTTAGCAGGAATAGGATTTGTAATGGCTGCTGTTATTAGTGGGTGGTTTGTACTGCAAGCAGATATAGCAGAGGCTAAAAAGTTACCTTTACCTCCTGATCCTGAAATTACTCGTATGGAGTACGACATGAAAGATCAACTTATACGTCAAACTATTATGACGACTCAAGATGATGTAAAAGAAATTAAAGGTCACATGCTTCGTTTAGAGGAAAAGATAGACGATTTAAAGTAATGATAAAAACATTAGTATTATTAATTATTATAACAGCAGCTGTAAACGCACAACATTTGCCAGCACGTAACGCTAATAATTTTAATACTGCTTTAAATGCTGTTAAAGATTTTGCTATTGCAGAAGACAAACAACTTCACGCAGCAGGATGTTATGTAATAAGCTCTACAGTATCTGCTATAGTTTATAACAATACAAGAAACAGAAAACGTGCTATATTGTCTGGTTTAGGAGTTTCATTGCTTGTAGGAGCAGGTAAAGAAATATACGATATAAAGAATGGAGATTCTAATTGGGAGGATATGTTGGCAAACACAATAGGAGCAACACTAGGTGTATTAACCGTTAAGATAGCAATATGAGAAAACTATTAATATTATTTATATTACCATTTACAGCTATGTGTCAAGACTTTTCTGATGGGATGGTAGCTGTTGAGTTTAATGCTAGTTTTAATAAAGCTAACGAAGTTGGTTGGTTGACAAAGTTAACAGATTGTGAAGTAGAAAGAGTGGATATTACATCTGATTCTAGATGGGCAAGTGAGTATAAGATAGTAGTTGTTCCTACTATTGTAATATTTAATAATAATCAAGAAGTAAAAAGATTTCAAGCAAATATAATGATGACTATGGAGGCTACTAAGGGTGAAGTTCAAAACTCTATAGACGAAATAGTCATGGAAGCATTTTAAATTTAAATTATGAAACTAAGTAAAAATTTCTCTCGTGCAGAGATAGAACACAGTAACACAGCAAAAAGATTAGGTATAAGTAATGAGATGTCGGAGAAACACTTGGAGAACATGCAAAGGCTTATTGACAATCTTATACAGCCTCTTCGTGACTCTATTGGTCCTATTAGGATTAGTAGTGGTTATCGTTCCCCGTCACTTAATCGTGCTATTGGCGGTTCATCTCGTAGCCAGCATAGCAAAGCTGAAGCTTTGGATCTCCAGTTTTGGGAAAAAGGAAAAATGAATAACAAGGTTATTTATGACTGGGTATTAGAATCAGGATTAGAATTTGACCAGATGATAAACGAGTTTGACTTCTCTTGGATACACATATCCTTAAAAAAGAATAGTAATAGAAATCAGGTTTTAGAGGCGTACAAAGATAATGAAGGAGATACTGCCTACAGATTAGTATAAATATGAGTAAGTTACTAAATTTTTTAGGTGGTGGTGTTGTTAAACAAGTCGGTGATGTAATAGATAATCTTAGTACTTCTGAAGAAGAAAGATTAGAGGCAAAGCGTAAAATGGAAGAAGTTCTTATGCAAGCTGAGTCTCAAGCACAAGAACAAGTTACTAGACGTTGGGAGGCTGATATGAAGTCTGACAACTGGTTGTCTAAGAACATTAGGCCTTTAACATGTATATTTTTAACTGCAATTTTTGTAGTTTTGTCAGTGTTTGATGGCAATATAGGAGAGTTTGTTATTCAAGAAAGTTACATACCGATATATCAAACATTATTAATAACAGTATATGGAGCTTACTTTGCTGGTAGGTCTATAGAGAAAATAAGAAAAAAGTAAATGAGTAATTTAAAAGGAAAATCTATATCCTCTACTTATAAAAATCTACTACAAACTTCTGTAGAACTAACTGATGGGAAGTTGAAAGATGTAGAAACAGGGGCTGGTAATGCAACTTCATTAAAAATATCTACAGATAAAGTTTCTGTAACTAAATTAGGTGTAGGTACGGGATCTTCAACTCCTGATGGTTTACTTCACGTTTTGTCAGTTAGTGCAGGAGCAGTGAATGCTAGTTCTTTTGCTAATCAGTTGGTTTTAGAAAACTCTTCAGATTCTGGAATGTCTATATTATCTGGGGCATCAAATTCTGGTAACATTTATTTTGGAGATGTAAATAGTAATAATTCAGGTCAAATATTTTATGATCACTCAAATGATTCTCTTTCTTTTTCTACAAGTGGCTCTGAAAGAGTTAAAATTGATAAAGATGGAAATCTTAAGGTAAATGGTACGGTATCTCAATCAGATGATAGATTTGAACTTGTGGAATATTTTGAAAAAGTTCCAAGTTTAGGCATAACAGATGCTCAAGTATCTCAAGCTACAGATGCTACAACTGCAGTTACTTTGGATGCTAAATATGGCGTAATAACTATGCAGTCAGTTGACTTAGCTGCTACAGATACTGTAGAGTTTACTTTTAATAATACTCATATATACGGACATACATCTCAAGTTTTGATTAGTCTTCAAGATGGTGGAACTATAGCTGATAATGCTATGGTTAATGTGATGGTTCATGATATAGCTGATGGTAGTTGTAAAATTAGAATTGGTACTAACGGTACTGACATTGCGGCTCAAGTATTTAAATTGTTTTTTATAATAGATCCTTATATTACTCCTAATCAAAACTTTGTTTTAGGTGGGGCTCATGGTGGTTCTTTACAGGTATCTAGTGGTTCAGGAAGATCTTCTAATTTTGCTGGTATTAAATTAGTTACTGGAACTTCAGATAATGATTATGCCGTTTTAACTCCTAGAGATGGGGAAACTGAACTACCAACTGGTAGTGATTCTTCTGCTTGGTCTGCTGTAAAATTTGGTACAGAAAATAAAATACAATTTTCTTGTGCTATATCTACAGGTAACACTATAACTAATGCTGGTATATGGGCAGGTTTAAAATTAACGGAAGTTCCTGATTATGCTGCAGATGCAGATCAAGCTTATTTCTTGTATGCTACTGATGATGATTTAGGTGCTTTAACATCAAATGGTAACTTACATTTTGTATACAGTGTAGGTGGTACAGACTATATAACAGACTTAGGAATAACAGTAACTACTAATACTGTATATAAGTTACAAATATCTATTGATGAGAATAGAAAAATTAGTATTTCTGTAAATAATGCTCAACATGGTCTAGTTACATCTGCTACAGCAGGTGGTGCAACTCAATCTGTTAGTACAACAAAATCTTTAACTATGACTGATGATATAGACTTATTACCATTTATAGGTATTAGATCTTTAAGTGCAGCTAGTAGAGGTATGCAAGTAGGATTTGTAAAAATATCTAGAGATTTATACGAATAGTAAAATATATAATAAATTTAAATTAAAGAAAAATGGAAGCAATAAACCCTATTATAAGAAAAATAACAATAGGGGACTTAAAGCAAGGACTGACTTATCAGGTAGGTCAAAAGATGCTTGGAGGTTCACTAGAAGTCACCGCAATAATTCAAGACGAAGCGGCTTGGTATAAACATCAACAAGTAGTGTACGATGTATATATAAAAAAAGATGAAGAGGAGTTTTCAAGACCTTGGAAAAGGTTTTTTTCTCAACCAACTGCTATAGAATATAATACTGCAGTACTGGAAGAAGAGTACGAGGTTAAGTAAATAGTAAAAGTAAATATAATCAAAAATGAAGCCAATTAAAGATGTCTACTGGATAGAGGTAGAAAAAGAAACAGAGGATACTATAATGTTAAACGGAGTAGAGTTGTATAGAGATACTTCTTATGATCCTATGAAGTTGGCAAGACAGTATGGTACGGTGTACAAAACACCAATGCAAGACACTAAAGAAACAGGAATACAAGAGGGTGATAGAGTTTGGTTTCACCACTTTGTAGCAACAGACACAAATTATGTTAAGCATGCTGACAAGGATAATATATATCAAGCTTTTGCAGAACAGATATATCTTATACAAAGAGGCGAAGAGTACATTCCTGTAGGGGTATGGAATTTTATGGAGCAAGAGATGAAAGAGCCAGAGCAATCTGAGTCTGGAATATTTCTAGAGACTTCAGCTTCTGAAGTAGAGCTTCATGGTAAAGCAGTTATAATAACTGATTGGATGAAAGAACAGGGTGTAAGTGAAGGAGATAGAGTTATGTGGAGCGAGAACTCTGAGTATGACATGGACATAGATGGTAAGAAACTTCTTCGTATGCGTAACTTTGATGTCTTAGCAGTTTATGAAGGAGCAGAATAGAGATTATGCTCTTAAGACTTTAGAGAAGTTAATAGAAGCAAGTAAGGGGGCTGTAGATCTTCTTATAGAAGAAATAGGCAAACCTTTAATAGAGGAAGATGACGCTAAAAGAAGACAAGCTATAAAAGCAAAAAGAGAATGCTTTGAAGACTGTCAAGAAATTCTTTTAGGAATAAAAAACCTTGAAGATAGAATCAAGGAAGGAGAATCCTTAATAGAAGAGAAAAAAGATTTTAAAGGATCTTTTGCTGAACGGTATGCAAAAAAGTGATACTATATATCTTGTAGAGGGTAGTGAGGGAGATGTCTTTGAGTTTGAAAACTTGAAGATAGTTTTACCTAAGAAGCCTAGGTATAAAAAAGATATACTGTATTACAACCTACCTAAGAAACAACAAAGGTGGACTAGGGAGGATATACCAAAGGGATTAACAAGAGAGAACGCTACAGACTATGTAGACTATATAGAAGAGGAGTTTAGAAGAAGAAGAGAGGGATTATGGTTTTATAATAACGGTGTTCCTACTTATATTACTGGATCTCATTATATGTTTATCCAGTGGAGTAAAATAGATGTTGGTTATCCTGATTACAGAGATGCTAACAGAACGTTCTTTATTTTTTGGGAAGCGTGTAAAAACGACAAGAACTCTTACGGGATGTGTTTCCTTAAGAACAGACGTAGTGGTTTCTCTTATATGGCTAGTAGTGAGATAGTTAATCAAGCCACACAGATTTACGATAGTAACTTTGGTTTATTATCTAAGACTGGTGCTGATGCTAAAACTATGTTTACTGATAAAGTAGTTCGTATATATAGAAACTACCCGTTCTTTTTTCAGCCTATACAGGATGGTTCTAGTAATCCTCGTGTGGAGCTTGCTTTTAGAGAGCCTGCAAAAAAGATTACAAAGAATCAAAAGCATATAGAAAAGTCTGAAGCTTTAAATTCTATAATAGACTGGAGAAACACTGCAGATAATAGTTATGATGGTATGAAACTTAAGCTTTTGGTTCATGACGAAGCTGGTAAGTGGACTGGACAAAACTCTATAAAGAAAAACTGGGGTGTAACTCAAACGTGTCTTTTATTGGGTAGAAAAGTAGTTGGTAAGTGTATGATGGGTTCTACTGCTAACAAACAGCAAGATGGTGGTGCAGAGTTTAAGGATATATTCTATAACTCTGATATGGGAGAAAAAGATCTTAACGGTAGAACTAAAAGTGGTTTATATAAATTATTTATACCTGCCTTTGACAATTTAGAAGGATTCATTGATGAATATGGTTATAGCGTTATAGACACACCAGATAAACCTGTAATGGGTATTGATGATATGTATATTGATACTGGTGCTAAAGATTATCTTCAAAACAGAAGAGACGCTTTAAAAGATGATACCACAGCACTTTCAGAGTTTAAAAGACAGTTTCCTTTTACCATAGAGGAGGCTTTTAGAAATGACA